ATCTGGTAGATCGCGGTCTGGGTGCTATCGCAGGTGCCCGCAGATTGTGTATAGACCGTGTGGTATCCACTGGTCCCCATCACGTTGCCGATGGTGTTGTAGAAACGGTTTACGGCGTCGATAACGACGGCGAAGGTACGGTCTGTCTTGCCGCCAGATGATCCTCCCACAAGGTCGCGCCCGGTGTAGCGGTTGCGGAAGGCGGTCATCAGGTTGGATGGTCCGTGTACATTATCCCCTTCCTCGCCATTGCCGATGTTGCCCTCGAACAGGTTGTAGATGTCGCCAATGCTGTGGTGGTAGGAACTGAACTGCTGCCAACCGGGGGCGCTTCCCGCCGGGGTGCCAGTATAGTACTGGTCGATGGAGAAGTTGTACCCCTGTACGCCGCCCATGCAGCCTTCGTTCATGTAGGTGAAGGGGGCGTGCTGGGTGATATTGTTCTCGAACAGCGCATCCCCGGAACCCCAGCAGGAAAAGTGGTAGTTGTTGGACGATGGAAGGGCACCGTAGGCATAGGTATCGCGCACGGTGACATTCTTGGACGAGTATGCTTGGACCTGGTAGGTGCCAGATCCGTTTGTGCCTTGCCCGATCAGCCGCGCTCCTTTGACCCAGGCGTTCGAGGCATACAGGAAATCAACATTGGCGAATGCGGAAGAAGTCCTTGCATCGAGCGACATATTCTCGATACCGACATTTTTTACCTCATTGTTCTGGAACCAGATTTGCGGCGTGCGTCCACTGGCGAAATCCGGCACACGAACGCCCGGCGAAATCCCAATGACCGAGCCAGCGATTGAAGTCACGATCTGCGGGTCAACCTGGAAGCGTCCCGGTCGCCCATTGGAGTTATCCCCACCGCCGCAAGCTGCCGCATTACATACGGCCACGCCGGAGGCGGGTTTTGAACTCTGCTGGGCTTGATCCAGAAAAATCAAACTGCCGACATGCAGGTTGGCCAAACTGCCCTTAACCGTGGTGCCAAGGTTGATGCTGGTGGTTCCCCGAGTATAAGGTCCGGTCCAGTTGATCGCGTTGGTGTAGGCGTTATCTCCGGCCAGCCCAGTATCGGTATTTTGAATGCAGATGTTGGCTCCGCCGGATGTCGAGCAACTGCCAGAGCCGCTGAACACCACAAATGACGAATTGGCTCCGGCGCCACGGAGGACGACATTGGATTTACCGGAAAAGTCGATGGCCCCGGCAAAGTTATAAGTACCAGCGTTCAGCGAAACCATGCCGACATTGCTTGGCGTACTCCCCGCCGCGCAGGAAGTGATGTCTGCATTCAAGGTGGCCAGAGTGACGCCGGGACTTCTGATGACACAGGTATGTCCGGGCGTCAGGACATTAGCTCCGGCACCCGACCAGTCGATTGCTCGCGAGGATGCAACAATCCCGCTCCATAGCTGCGCAGCAGCCAAGTTTGATGCAAGAAATGCAGCCAAGATTACAAGTATTTTCATTTTACGGTGCCTTGAATGCCGCAGCCAGCGCCGCGCCGCCAGAGGTCGTGGCATTCGCCCAGTTCCACACGAAATTTATTGTCGAAGTGTTCGGGTTGTAGTAGTGCCCGTAGCCGTCAGACGAGTCCATCAGCCCGGTCGAGGAATCGTCCTGCCCGGAATACCACGATGAATCGAAAATGTGCCCGCTGGTGGGCATGGCACAGGGCGGCCCAATGCCGGTGTTCTGGATGGCGATGACCAATCCGTTGCTGGTGGTTGGCGTTATGTCGGGCGCGTGCGTGGTATCGCTGCCCGCCGCGCCGGGACAACTCGCTCCTCCGGCATTGGTCTGCTCCGCCGCTGCATTGCTGCCGCTGGTGTCGTAGGGAGAAGTGGCCGCGCCCGTGATGTCGTAAATCACCAAGATCCCAGTGACCCCGCTGTTCGCATTGTTGATGGTCATGGTGCGGGTGTTGGGACTGGTGGTGGTCGCATTCGCCGCATAGCGCATCTGCGGGTAATCGTTGTTCGGGGTCGTGACCACGGTGTAGGTGTTGCTGTCCGTGTCGGTGATCGAGGTAATGGACTGATCGGTTTTGGTTTGTGCCGTGCTGGACACAATCAGGTTTCCGCTGGCTGGGAACTGGACGACATAAGCGGCTGCGTTCATCGAGGAGTGATAGACCCGCACAATGCGGATTCCAGAAGAGGGCGCGGTCCCCGCCGACGCGGCCTTGAACGCGATAGCAGCCGACGCAAAAGTATCGGCGCTTGATTGGTTAAAGGTCAATGTGGGGTTGATGGCGCCGGTGCTGCCAAAAACCCGGTACTGAGCCGCCCGTGCCGTGTGCCGGTCTACGCTCAGCAGGCTAAACCCAGAACCGGCCACTACGCTAGTCACAGCGCCGTTACAGCACAGCGAGGCGTCCGTAATGCCGTAGTGATAGACCAAGTCGTTGGCTATCGTAGTAGTAATCGAACCCGCTGCGACGGTTGGGCCGGTCACGTTCGATGTGCTGGTGGCGGTGCCATCCACCGCCGAGGACGTGGCGACGTTGTAGAACTCGGAACACTCGAAATGGACGTTGAACTCGGCGGCGCTCAGGGTCAAGGTCAGGTCTTGCGTCCCAGCCGCCACGCCGAGCACATAGCGCAAGGCAATTTTGCGCGTGCCGTCATTCGAGGTCGGTCCCGCCGTCCAGGTATTACTGCCGATGTTGTCGGTGATGGTCGCGGTGGCGGCGGTGTCCCAGCTCACGCCGCAGATCAACAGGTTGCTCGCCAGCGTTGGGTTCGGGAGATGAAACTTGGCCACGCTAAATGTTTGCCCGCCATCGTTGGTGCCCCAATCGACGTGCTGCACTAGGGTTGGAGTACTTCCGCCTCCGCCTCCACTCGGAGGCGCTGTAGCAGGTCCGGGAAACGGGACTCCCTGCGCTATTGCGGTGCCCAGCGCAGTGCCCAGCAAAGCGAACATGAGCATCAGCGGCTTCATCTAGCGAAGCACCTTCCAGTTCAGCGTAACTGCCCCCGGCGTCACCGCATTAGTCTGATCCTTATTGCACACGTCAAAGTTCACATTGCCAGCGGTCGGATAAGCAACGATGGACAGCGTGCCCGCCGGGGTATATCCGGTCACCGCCTTGATACTACCATTCGGCGTGAAGGTTATCGTGTCTGTGGTGGCAACACTAGTAGCCGCAACCGTCACTACCGTAGCGCAGGTATTGGCAGCGATGGAACTGGTACCCATGGCCGTGGAGCCGCTGGCCACAGTGTAGCTCATGGGGAATGGCCCGCCGTTGTTGTTGTTCACCAGCCAGCGGTGCAGTGTGCTATCGGCATAGAGAAGATCATGGCCAGCGGCGGCAGTTAGACTAGCGCCTGTGCCTTCAGTGGCGTCAAGGCCGCCATTAGTGCCGCTGCCGCCAATAATCGAACAGGTAAGCGCGCCCGCGCCATCGGTTGAGCAGCCGGTGTCCTGCTGGATGAGCTTGCCGGTGGTCGAGTTGAAGATAGCGAGGTGCTTGTCGGTAGCCGACGCTGGCCCTACAACGTCGCCAGTGCCGGTACCCGCAGCATGGCAAGCTCCATCGGCGCCAAGATACTGGATGCCGCTGCACGATGTAAACAGGGCGATGACATCAGCCGATGCAGCCGCGCTCAATACCCCCGTAGCGGTAGTGTTCTTGAGTATACCGGTGCTCAAGGAACCGAGAAACTGAGCGCCGCTTAGACCCGAATCGGCTGTCCCCTGCACAATAAATTTGTTGACGAAGACTACGTTAACGGTCCCGTTCACGCTATTGCCGGCGAGATTGCGGGCAGTGGTCCATCCAGCTGCGGTGCCGGTCGTGTTCTGGTTAAGAGTGGGGAAATCGCCCGCAACGGCGATGGACAGGACGCCGGTCGAGGTAGTGTTCTTGAGAATGCCGGTGCCCAATGCCCCAAGGAATTGCGGACCTGAGAGTCCCGCATCTACCGTCCCTTGGACAATGAATTTATTGGCGAAGGCCACGCTAACTGAGCCATCGACGCTGTTCCCTGCAAGCGCGCGCGCGGTGGTCCATTTGGCGGCGGAGGTGGCAGTATCGGCATTGCCGGTGACATTGCCGGTGACGTTCCCGACTAATGGCCCAGCAAACCCGACCGCTGTGGTAGTGCCCAGCACACTGACCTTGAACATATCGGCGTTGGCGGCGGCGTTCTGGAAGCGCAGGAAGTCGCCGGTAGGGGTAGTGTCGGTCGCGCGCTTGCCGTAGATGGTCTCGTTCGTGTCGGCCAGTTGCGAGGCAGTGAACTGACCAGTGGTCGAGTTGTAGAGCAAATTAGCAGCCCCACCCAGCGCAGTAGCGTTGTTGTACTGTATCTGCGTGTCCGACCCGCCAGCGGTGGCGGAGGCGGTGATGGCCTGACAACTGAACAGGTGAGTGGTCGTGTCGTAGGCCAGTGCGTGCGTGGAGTCGCCGCAGTTAGTGATTGCCGTATAGGTAGCGGTATTAGACGCTGTGATGATTGGCACCGTGTTGGTCGAGGGCGATGTGCCGTAGGCGACGCCGTTGACTTTGACTACCGTCGTAACCATCGCCGAACTGGTCACATCGCCTGACAGACTGCCGGTGAACGTAGCGGCGGTGCCCGAGACGTTGCCGGTGACGTTGCCAGTGAGCGCGCCCGCGAATCCGGTAGCGGTAAAAATCCCGGTAGAGGGAACGAAGCTGAGCTTGGTCGAGGATATTTTCTGCGGCAGATTGCCCGTAGTGGCTGTTACCCACGCCGGATACATCGTCGCGGCGGTCGAGGTGTCATCGGTGACCGCGGTATTGGTAGCGTTGGTAGCCGTGCCCGACAGCGCGCCGCTGAACGTGGTCGTGGTCAGTGTGCCAGATGATGGATTGAAAGTCAGCTTAGTACTCGATACCTTGGCCGCGAAGTTGCCCCCCACCGTCGCTGTCCACAGAGGAAACATGCTGGCGTTGGTGGTGGTATCGTCGGCGTTGTTGACGGGTACGGTAATCGCCGCCGAGCCGTTGAAGTTGACTCCGTTGATGGCGCGCGTCGTGGCCAGAACCGTCGCCGTGGCAGCGTTGCCGGTAGTGCTGCCGGAGGTGCCACTCACGTTGCCGGTAACATTGCCGGTTAGATTGCCCGTCACATTCCCCGTCAACGGCCCGCTAAAACCGGTGCAGGTTTCTACCCCTGCTGCAATAGTACAGGCACTCGCGGTCAGGTCTGCCGCACCGCTGCCTGTTGGAACCGCGTTGGCTGTTGCGTTCAGGTCACCGGTGTGGGTGACCGTGCCAGCACCCGCAGGGTTATCGCAGGTACTATCGAATTTCAGATATCCCGAACAGGTGCCGCCATTGAAGAGGCCCACTACGTCGGCGGCGGCGGCGAGGCTCAATACCCCTGTGATATTAGTGTTCTTAACGATACCGGTGCCGAGCGATCCCAAGAACTGAGAGTCGCTTAGTCCCGCATCGACTGTCCCCTGCACGATTAACTTGTTGGCAAAGACCACGTTGGCGGAACCATCAACCGAGTTGCCAGCTATGGTTCTCGCAGTCGTCCACTTGGCGGCGGACCCGGTGGTGTCCTGGTTGAACGTCGGCCATGCGGCACCGCCGGATACGGTAATTGCGCCAGCCCCGTCCATCCGCAGACACTTGGAGCCAACCGCGCAGAACTGGAAGGGCGGATTGTCGCTGTGACCGGAAATTGAACGCAGCAGATATCCGGTAGCCCCCGCCGCGCCTGCCGTAGACGAAATCGACACTCCCGCAGTGGCCCCGTAATTGGAACTGAAGCTAAACGTCAGAGGCCAGTTGGCCATATCGAACGTCTGCGCGGCAGTAGGGTTGGTCAGGGAACTGAGACTGGTGGTAGCGCCGGTGTGTGACAACACGTAGGTAACGACGGCGGCCACGCTGGGCACGGTGATATTGGAAGGGGACGCGAACGAGCCATCGGTGTCGAGGGTTAAGCCCCATGAAGTTTGCACGGTGCCAGCGCTGGGGGCGGCTGCGATAAGGATGCCGTTAGCCGCTGGGTCAACGGTGGGCATCAGGATCATAGACGGTGCGCCGGCCGCACCAGCGACGCCGACCGATGCGGAACCACTGCCTGATCCAACCAGCGTGATAGGAGCCGTGAAGCTAGTGGAACCGTCAGCATTGACGGTTATACCGAGACCGCCGTTAAGGAACGCCAGCGTGTGAACACCCAGATCGAAGCTCTTATTGCCGGTCGGATTCAAGACCGCATTCAAGGCGGGGCTGCTGGACAAACAGGTAATGACACCGGTGGAGGCCAGCGTGCAATCACCGCTCAGCGAGATCGGCGCGTAAGCGGCGCCTCCTGCGTTACCGATTAGCAACTGGCCCGCAGTGGGTGCGGTATTGGGCACGATGGCGACGTTGGTTTTGGCGTTAAGCGCGGTCTGCAAGTCGGTTTGATTGGATAGCGTGCCGGTGATGGAACCCCAGAGGCCACCGCCGCCGATACCGCAGTCAACCGAGGTGACGCCGACGACGCCGGCGCTATTGACGTGTAGACAGCGGATAGAACCCGTGAACGGCAGAGTGATGGACTGAGTGAAAGTATTGTGGCCGGTGAAAGTCTGGTCAACGTCGAGCGCAGCAGTCGTATGACCTTGGCTCCAAGCGACGGATGACAGACTGGCCAGCGCCGCGATGAGCATGAGCAGTTTGAGCGACTTGAGCTTAGGCACGCGCGCTACCTCCCCCTTGCCCTCTGGTCTTAGGCTTCCGAACACGCCACAGTGTAGCCATCGTTGCTGTTGCTGGCACCACCCAGTATCCATAGTTCCGAGGTCAGCAGCGGGTTACCGGCGCTGTACTCGGTGGCGGTCCATGATTGGGGTTGTGCGGCGCTGGATACCTTAGCCAGCTTGACAATGCGGCGATAAGTGGCGGTCATCAGCGGAGAATCACCGATGTAAGCCCACGTGCCGGCGGTGCCGTCCTCCATCTGCACGAAGATGCCGTTGACGGAGCGGTGCAGCGCGATGAACGTGCCGGTGCCGAACGCGCCGGAGATATGCGTGTTGAGGGTGACCGGGTTATTGACGCCCCCAGGTGATCCCTGCTGCTGGCCGAGCGTGAGCTGATTGCCGCCAGGGAGTGCGGAGATACGCGCCGGTTCACCATGCGTGTTATCCGGGTCGATGAGCCACACCACATCGCCGACACGGAACAGCGCTTCAGCGTCATAGACGGTGGAGTCTCCGGCACAGATCGTGCCCAAGGTGACGGTGATGGGTACGGATGCGGGCGCGCCGATACCAGCAGTGATGAAGCTCCCCATCAGTGGTTGAGGTACGGTCGTACTCTGAATATGCATCAATGCCGTGGTTCTAAAAGCCATCACCGGCCTCCATTTTGATACAATAAAAACATGCGGCCCAGCCGCACAACTTCAACTGAGGTGAAGTCATGCACTCGCGTCAACGAGTCGCCAAACCGCAATCCGATTCTACCCCATACGATGCCGCCGCCCGCCGGTATTTCGGTGAATTCGCTCATCTCAACTTTCCCGACTAATACCTACGTTTGCGTTTCATGTCACCCGACAAAGACGGTGATGGGCAAGCAGCCTCATTGTAAGAACGAGTACCACCGAGTCTCACACCGGCATCGCCATCCTGCTGATCACGCTTCTCGCGGCGCTGTTGGACGCCAGTAGTGACTGTATGGAACTTGCCGCAGTTGATGTGCTCGCGGGCCTCGTCCATCACGTCCATCAGCTCATCGACATACTTCGATTTGCCTGTTTTGGGGTTGTAGCCAACGTACCGCTCCCGCATGCGCAGAGAGTCGGCGGGGATGGTGGACTCCAGCGAACGGTAGGTGGACGATGGTATGGTCTGGCGCTCATCGTCTGCGGTGCGGCCCATATCGCGAGGACCACGGGACTGGAGATGCGCGTAGACTTCGGCGCTCTGCGATTTCGGTACTGGTTTCTTCGCCATGACAACTCCTGACTTAATGATTGATCGGGTTCGGCGCTGATGCCAGAGTTTTGTTCGCCGACGCCGCTACCCCTGCCGAGACCCCACCGGGATTTTTGTACGCCGCTGGATCACGATTGAACTTGCGCTTGTAATCGCGCGTGATATCTCCGGCACCGGGTTCGTGCCGCGGTGGCTTATCGGCACGGCCACCATCGTCGCTCGCCACCGCCAGCGCGACATTGTGTTCCTTCTCCACCCGGCGCAACTCGGCCTGCGAGTTGATGGTGATGGGCTTGCCGTCGCGACCGCGCACGTGCTGCAAGGTAAAGTTCTGGTACGGATTTTTGGCCGGAGTCACGTTGTTCGATGGCCGACACACTTGGCAATACTCACGCGGCTCGCCGCAGTTGTTAAACACCACCACGCCGCGTGGGCCTTCGTAGCCGCATTGAACACAATGAATCATGTCAGTAGTCGTCCCCGCTAGCCATCGTCGCCGTCATCGCCGCCAAGAACCCGCCGCCGCCGATGTGACCGGTGTACGGGTCGATCATCGGCAACTGTTCCCACTGAGTCACGATATCTTGGCGATACAAATTTTCGTCGGCCTGCGCGGCGGACTGAATTTCCATCTCGAATTCCTTGCGCTTCTCCCCTGCGATGGTAACGCAGGTCGCCTCCGAGTAGTTAGGGTTAGATTTCGGGCGATAGAGCAGTACGTCGGCGATGGCACGGGCCTTGACGATGTCGGCGCGGATATACGGCGGCAGGTTGTCACGATCATCGCTCAAGTTCGGCGGCTGCACATACGCGAGGTAAGGCAGCGCCATCTGCGTGTTGGGCGACGGCCATAGCTCAATCTGATAGTTGCCGTCACGGTCGGGCGGCATGGTGGCGGCGACGCGCGGGTACAGCATCTGGATTCGCGCCGGGTCGATATTCTCGATGAGAGCTTGCGGGACGTTGGTACACATACGGTACATCAACTGGAGGTTCTTCATCGAGAGAAAGTACTTGATATTGGGGAACGAGTAATAGTACTTGGTGATGAAATATCCCGAGTAGGTGAAAGTAGGCAACCCCCACGGGAATTCCATAGTCAGCACTTGACGCACCTGATCAAAGCCGGTGATGGTAAGGATAGGCGAGGTGAACCCGACACGTAGTTGCTGGCCAACAATGGGTTGCCCACCGATTGATGCCGTCCAGTTGGTGTCGATACCCTGCACGGTATTTGAGCCAAGCACTAGATTTATGACGCCGCGCGAATAGTAGCCGGGGGTAACGATCTGGCCTTTGGTTAGCAGCCCATACCATGTTCTCCGATCCAGGTATGCACGCAGCGCATTGTTTATAAAATTGCCAACGAGGGGAGACCCCATACCCGTATGGTAAGAACCAACTTCACCTATTAACTGTCCAAAATTTTGCTGGTTGACATACGGCTGATTTCCACTCGGGGTAATCTGTCCGGTAATGGTCGAGGGGACAGGCATATCAACACGCCATCCCTTCCACGGACGGTATCCAATTATCGGCAACCATTACGGCAAGTCCGATCTTCTCGGCCTCCCGATGAATTTTAACGTGCTCACTTTGCGTAACTACCAGCAGGTTACCAATGTGATTATTCGACGAGTTACCGTCAATGTGGTGAATCACCTCATCGCTGGATAAATTTCTACCCAAATGTTTCTCCATGACAACACGGTGTTCGGGTCTATACTTTCCCTCTGCAACTTTCACGGCCCTCCGCGTGACCTGATGACGAGTGACGTGTCCCAGCGGAGCGCGATGAGACCTGCCATACTCTTTCCGCCAACTATTCCAACAGCCCAAAGAACAAAGAAGGGTCTGCTTTTGCTTCCCTAGAGCCTCAAACTTTTCACCACAGTTCTTGCATGTCCTGATGCGGTCTGCTACCCAAGCAGGATGATTCGGCCCATGAACAAACCGATGGTAGCAAGTCAGCGAACAGAAATTCCTTTTATTCCCCTGCGCCGAATTGATCTGCTCACCACACTGGCGGCATTTTCGATAGAACTTACGTCTTAGCCTACGCAGACATGACAAGCTACAAGTACGCTTGTTGATGAGATGCGGAGGCACAGACATCTCTTGACCACAAACGGAACAGTTAATCGTGATACGTGAGAGTCTTGGCATACAGCTATTGTAACGCCTAACAAAAAAGGCCAGACCGGTTTGTTCCCGATCCGGCCCGATGGAAGGGCACCTGACTTCTCCCCCTGCAAAACTCTTAACCGCGCTAGTAGCCGCGCACTCTCATAATCCAGCCCACACCGATCAAATCGTAGCTCGTGCTCAACTCCAGCAGTCTGCCACTGGTGGTGTTGTTCTCGTACACCTTGAACTGTAGCGATGAGTAGCCGCTCACGGGCGCACCCAAGGTCTGTCCCCAAGGCACGCCAGCAGCCCCGCCCAAGGCAGCCGACACGCCCGCAAGGATAGTGCTCTGCAACTGCGCCAGCGGGAAAATGATTTCCGGCCAGAACCCCGACGCTTGCGCGTTCATGCCCTCGATCCAAGCACCCGAAATCAGCCGCAGCCGCGTCATGATGTTGTTGATGGTATAGCCACCGAAGATGTAATCAGCGCTGCCAGGATTGACGAGGAAGGATGCTTCCTGTCCGCCATCCGGTCCTAGCATGACACGGGAACCCTGCACTGCGGGTAGATACGCTGGCAACGCCATGTTGAACTCCCTTCCACGCTTCCAAGGTACTCTGACTACGCGCTACCTTATGCTACCCATGCCACCCGTTTAGAAGAACTGGCAGGTGGCCATGACGTTGGCGATATTGGACGAATGCGCCGCCAGCGCGGTGCCGACGAACTCGAAATCACTGTAGGTGGTCGCGCCATCGGGCACCACTGAGGTGATGGTGAAGTCGCCTGATCCATATAGCCTGGAACCGGCCGCTGCGCTGGTTGCGAACGCCGACAGCACCACGCCACGCAGCGCAATCCAGACGTAGCTGCCAAGGCCGCTGTTGTCGAGGATCGTAGCCGATACTGCCGCGCCGACGCCGACGTTGGCCACCGAACCGGTGTTAGGGAGCAGCCACCCAGCCGCCGACACCGACTTGGACGCCACAACACCCGAAGCGAACGTGCCGACGACTTTGGTGAAGGTATTGTCGGCCCAGTACACGACCGCCGGACCGGACTTCATCGCTGGCTTGGACGTATCCAAGTAGAGCACGTACTTGCACAGCAGCCCAGAGCCGTACCCCGCTCCCGACAGGAAGCCGCCGACGCCGCCACCGGAGGCGGATTGCGGAGGGAGATACGCCAGCGCCCCCAGCGGGTTACGCGCGCCATTGTTGAGCAGAGCCGCGTTGTATGGGTCAGCGGTGCCGTAGACACCGTAACCTGCCGCAAGATTCGATGAGATGATCGGATATTCGGTGGTCAGCATGACGTTTTCTCCAAACTTCAGTTTATCGTTCCAGCAAACGTCGCTGGGATATCTGCACGCGGATTTCAGGAAACGTTCGCAAGAATGAACCCCAGCCGCGGCGCGGTCACTACAACATTCCCGCCGAACAGTGTCTGGCCAGCCATGTCCACCGAGTTCGGCAATTCCTTGAACCCGGTAAACCCAAACCCGAACCGCGGGTCATCCGACACGTAAGCGTCGATGTAGTCGGTGTTCATGCCGAACACGTAGCCCGCCGGACAGTACTGATCGACCACGACGGACATGCCGTTGAACCGGAACGCGCGGAAACCAGCGCCCTGGAGATCCGGGTCAACGTCATGGGTGCGCTGCATGGGCAGCATCTTCGCCCAGAAGGCGTTGTAGATGGACTGCGTGGTGGCGATGAATTTCGGCTGGTTGGGGCCGAACGTAGATTGGCCGAACGCCACCTGTAATTGCTGAAGACTGAATGGCCAGTTAGTGGCAGCCGGCGGCGAACCGGTGACGTTGCCGAAGTAGTAGCCGTTGATGCCCGCACTGGCACCCGACGCGATCGCCGACCGCGTGATGCCGCCGTAGGAAGCGTAGTTGGAGCCGTCGTCGTAACCGGCGAGAATGCCGTCGATGGCGATCAGCGGCGTGACCGTGCCTTGACCGTCAGCGAAGAACCCGGTAATGAGCGACTGCGCCAGGGCTTGCTCGGCGTTCACGACCTTGGGCTCCAGGAAGTTCATCACCGCCGCTTCACCGCGGTTGATGGGCAACTGTGTGCCCTGCACAGTGACGTTGGCGTAGTAGAACTTGGGATTGAAGGTCATCGCCGTCTGGGTCTCGACGTACCCGATGTCGAAGGTGCCGCCCGGCGGGAACGGCCCGGCCTTCAGCGGCGCGTACTGGAAGGGGACTTGTATCTGGTTGCCGCCCGGGTATGGCTTCGCCATCGAGCCGGATTTCCAGACCTTGACGAAGGTCGGTGAGACCTTGTAGTAGTTGTCGATGAATTCCGAACTGATGTAGTTCGTCGTCACCGCACTGATGTCGCCATAAGTCAAAGGCATGACCGTCTCCTCGTCAACAATGTCGTATCACGACATGCGCGATACGTGAAACTTTTAGCGAGCTACTGTACCGCCTGCCCGTCTTCCCTCTGCCGCCGCAACTGCGCCAACCTGTCCGCCGCCGCCATCGCGTTCGATTTGCCGTCGCCCGTGCCCACCGCCGCAGCCTTAGCCTTGGCGATGACCTGCTGCGCCGGCGACAGCCCAACCGTCTGCGTCGAGCCGGGAACATTGGTGCCGCTGGTCTTGACCTTGACACCCTCGGCGATGCCATCGGCGATTTTTTTGGCGTTGCGCTTCTCGAACACGAACGAGTCGTGCGCCGCAGCCATATCCTTGTAGCCGACGCCAGCGGTCTTCTGGTCCATGACGAACTTCTCGAAATCATCGCGCTTCAGCGGCTCGCCGAACTCGGCGCGGTGTGACTCCCTGACCTGCGCGTAATCATCGGCAGCCCTGATGGACGAAGCGAGCATGTCGTTGCGGTACTCGCCGAGCTTGGCGACTGGCACGAACTTGGTGTCCAGTTCCTCGAAGCGGGTGTCGAGATTGGTGGACAACTCGGTCAGCTTGGCGAGAATGGCGCTGGAATCGCCAGTCACAGTAGCCAGGACCGCAGGTTTCACAGTAGCCAGGACCGCAGGTTCAGCAGCCGCAGCAGCCGCAGCCACTACCGGCACGGGTTCTTCCTCGCCCAGATATGCCGAGAACAATTCGCTCATCTTGCGGTCATTGACCGCGAGCACAGGGTTGGCGTCGATCTTGGCCTGCACCACCGCCCATTCCTCGGGCGTGCACATCGCCTTCAGTTGCTCGATCACTGATTTCGCCATAGTCTTGTCCTTCCTTCCATCGAAAAGTTATGCAGTCACTACATTCCCATGGCCGCCATGCCGCCACCGCCGGCACCCGCTCCAGTGCTTGGACCCGCGCCACCCGCAGCGGCCGCGCCCGGTGACATCCCCTCGGCAGCGCCTGTGGTAGCGCCCGCTGCCGGAGTCGCGCCTGTGGGCTGGAGTTTGGTCATGTACTGCTCTACCAACGTGACCATCTGCTGAGTCAGCTCTTTGTTGGCCGGATCGGTCTCCATCTTGTCGATTTTCTTGACGACTTCCAGCAGAGCAGTGACGTTCTTGACCTTCTCACCTGTAGCGGCGGCGTCGGCACCGGGTTTGGCGCCGGATGCGCCACTCGCCCCCGAGTACATCTGGCCCGCCGCCGAGTAGAAGTTCGGTGCGCTAGCGGGTTTCGATTTGGTCGTGCCGTCGGCCATTGCGATTGGTTACGGCTTCGGTCCCTTCGTCCGCTGATCGTACCCTTTAGGGTAACCGGTCTTGGAGTCGGGCGAGACGATGTTGGTCGGCCAGACACCGGGGTGAGGCTTGTGACCGAAGGTGTGCATGGTGCCGCCGCCAACCGCAATCGCGGGGGGCGCTCCACCAAATGTTTCCTCGGTCGAACCCTTGCCCTTGCCCGGGCCTTTTGCGACTTCCTTGTTGCCGCCGCTTGAACGAGCCATATCGGTGCTCCTGAACTTGGAATTGTTGTTCACGGAACCGGTCGAGGATAGATATCACCTCCGAACGGCTAAACTCTCCACCACCGGTTCCGTATTTAGGGTTGGTGGTGACGGGCTACTACTTACGCCCGTGCTTTCTCCCTTTCTTTCCCCTGCGCTTGCGTCCGCGAGCCATAGTTAGCGGCCTCCTTTCCCCGAGATATCTCTATTCGGGTGCTGATGAGCGATTGGGTCTGAATCTCCGGCTCAATTTATCCGCTCACCGAGGGGCGCGACGTTGATGCCAGTCGCACCGTCTAGGGCCAGCATCCAGACTTTTATATTTATTGTCAACTTATAGACAGAAAAATCTTTGGGTGGAATTGAGGCGAGGTACAATTGTTGGGTTAGGAAACGTCAGCCAGCGCTCCCTAACCCTGCATAAACCGAGGCAATAGAGGTGCCCCAACCATGCGTTCCGGTAAGCATACAGCAGCATGGAAGATAAGCCTACTGCTTTCTCTGTTTGCCCCCCGCTTGACCTTTACCAGTAAGCGCAGCACTGGCGGCAGCCACAAGCAGTTTCAACCGCGCCTCTTCAAGCAGTTCACTCTTGTTGAGAGAAAAATCGAAGTTGGAATCTGACATCCTGAAAAACATCTGATCTGATATCTTGCCCATCTTCAGCAGGACGAACGCCATTTGCAGTTTGCGATCCTTCTCCGATTGCAGCAGCGTATCGCGGCGCACGGTGCCTTGGAATTTTCGCACGAAATCTTCGGGCTTCATACCCTGCGGGATTGCTTCGCCATAGATGGGGCGGTAGTCAGCGGAGGACAGTCCACTCGCGCCCAGAATATTGACTCTGTGCGCCGCCGAATAGAACTGAAGCATATTGGCTATGGTCATCTGGCCGCCATCCTCGATATAGCTAGCCAACGCCTTTGACTCCACCTTGACCGGCAGTGACCGCGCGCCGAGAATCATCTCCAGCGAGTCGCCGCCGGGGACTTGCTTCTTGGTAAGCGCCTGCTGCATGGCCGACGCGCCCGAAGTCATTTCCAGTTCCTTGTTGATCTCGCCGAGATAGCTAAACACCCAGCCGGGTATCTCGCTGCGCTTAGCAAACTCGGGAGCGCGCGGGGCGTTGTTGTTGTATTTGATCTTGCCGCCCGCGGCGCCAGGGTCCAATGCGTCCCAGTCGGCAGCGGGGAACGCGCCCTTGGGGCCGATGAGTGTGGGTTCGACAATGGCGTTAATCATGTCCAGCACGCCGCCCATGATGCGGTTGACGATGTTGTTCATCTGCATCCAAGGGCGCGCCATCGGGTCGCCGCTAAGTTTCCACGGCACGCGGAATGGGCGAAACACAGGGAAGGGAAAGCGCGCGTGCCAGTATGGGTTACAGGTATCTTCCAGCACGCAGCCGCCAGCGGTCACTATTACCCGTCCGCGCGGATAGAGAGATTCGCCAGGCTCGGCGCGGTAGGCCCAGTTCACCGTGGGTTCGCCGCGCGAATCGCAGGGGCCGACGGTTACGGTATGGCTGCGTTCATTGATCGAGTCGTCCCTAAGCCAGAACTCTTTCTGTAACGCCATCGGGTAGACGGCATCGTCAGCCGTCGCTGAGCGCTTAATACCCAGAGACATGCGCAGCCCCTCACCCATGCGCGACCAGGTTTCACGGGATATCTTACCGGGGCGATGAAAAGAGCCGCCGAGTTGACCGCCGTACTCCATGTCGTACTGAACGCGGCCAGCGAGCGCCTTGCCGAACCTGCGTGCTAGATAGTCGCGGGTCACGACCGGGAAGTACTGGATGCACTCAGCATCGGAGGGGTTAGTGCCCGCGCCCATCACCGCCCACTGCCACGGTGCTATCGGGAGCAGTTCGTTGTCGCCCATGCCGCCGGCGAGCGCCGAGTTCCACTGGATTTTAGATGGTCCGGTGTGCAGCAGGCCATACAGTATTACGTCATACAGCCGATCTTCCAGCCGCGACTTCATTGCCCAATGGACGGCGAGTTCGTTGAGCATCTTCTCGAACGATGAGTTTCCGCACCAAGTAGAATTTCCATCTCGACGAACGTAAACAATACCGTTCGGAACCGTCACACAATGAATCGTGCCGTCGTACTGGAATTTCTCGGCCTTCGGTCCCATGCGCTTGGAATAGCGCTCAATCACCGCAAAACTCTCACGGCAATCACACTCGTAGGTTTTTCCATGAATGATAAACTTTTGTCGATAGGGGGGGCGAGGCGTGACGCTCGCTGAAATACCGATCTTCTGAATAAGCTCGACGAGATTGTCCGCCAATCGACGGCTGACGGTGGTGTAATTGACAGAGATATCAGGACGCCCTTTCCTTCCTGATTTACATTGACGCCTAACAAAATGTCCGTCGCCGAGAGCATAATAGTGAAGGAATATCTTGATCTGCCGAGGAGTAGCGTTACGGACTACCTCCGGAACAAACTTTTCGTGTGCAACGCCGAATTGGCGAAAATACTGGTTTACCGCTCGAAGGCTAAGGCGGAACTGTCGCCCGTCGTACCACCCGCCGATCCGATCAAATAATTCTTTGAATTCCGGATAACCCTTAGAAGACACCGTCTGAGATACCCCTATGCCGCCGATTTTCATCATGCTGCCTTCGGCAATATAGGAGCCAAGCAACGCGCAGAAATCATCCCCCGATACCGTAAAGTCCTTACCGCTTTTCTTCGTTCGTGGAAACATCATGCTTCCAACCTCGACCCCTGTCCAAGTCGATGTCTGCGGTATTTTTCTACCGTTGTGTAAACCGTCCGCAAACTCCTCTGCGGACACAATCTTCTCGACCCAATCATGATCCTGTTTGGCTTTAGTGGGGGCCGTGGCTACCAGCATCCGATGGGCGGGGGTTACGACGATATCTATGCACTTGGATTTGAAGTGATACATCGGCCCAGAGTACTGCTTGCTTACTAAGACGGTGGGCCGCTGCCATTCAAATTCACCGGAGCGCGAACGGGTGGCTACGAAATCGTCAGAGAGTAAGTCCTTAAAAAGAACAAAACCCCGATCCCTCGTAAGAATTTCGGTTTTGGAGTCGTAACAATAGTCGTTGAGCTTGTCAAACAATTTGACCTGGAAGTCGATGGCCAAGTCGGTAAGCAGACCTACGTTGTCCCAAAAATGGCGGCGCGTTTTGTTCAGGACCGGGCGCTGACGGCCATAGCGGACTTTGTCCGTCCAGTGCTTGCCTTCCAAGTAGTTGATGATGCGCGTGGTCTCGCGGATTTCCTTTTCGCGGTCGCGGTCGCCGGTGGCTTGCTCGTGCAGGCGATCGGTCCACTCAACGACTTCCGATTCCAGTTGCAGCAAATTCGACGGGGACAAGGTGGCGGGGGATGGCGGGGTTTCACCGAGAGCGGAAGGATCGGGGATAGTGGCAACGGTGGCCATGGGCGATGCTCAACGAACAATAACACGAAACGCGGGAGGTAGAAAATTATCCAGCATCACCGCTCCCATCCGCTACCCCTCTACCCCACTCGACCGCAGCGTCACCAACAGTTGTGCTAGCCGCTTCACCGCGATCTCGCGTTCCTTCTCCAGTTCCTTGTACGAATCCAGCGCCGCGATGATCGCCGAACCACTGTTCAAGCCGCGCTTCTTCAACTCCACCGCTTCCGAGGACTGAATGAAAATGATAGCGTCGTCGGCGAGTAGATCGAAAAAGGTGCCGAGCGTGGTATGTAGACGACCTGCGAACTTATGCTCCAACGCTTCCCGCGTGCGTGGCATCACCCATACCGGCCACTTCACGGCGAGAGGGTTGGGCGCTTCCTGCTGCACGGCGGATAGCGGCGTCATGTCGGCGGACTCGCGCTGGAGTTGCGCCCATGACTCAAAGGCGTGATTGAATGGGCAAAGAAATTGATGAAGTTGGCGACGGAGTGGCGAATTGGGAGTGCCTTGCGCACGACAGCGAGGGCAATACATATAGGCTTGAGATTCGTCAAGAGGACGGACTAGGTTGGGCATCGGAGGTGATATCCTTCGGCGGTAAATATACCCGCAGATATCTCAACGGTCAACATATTTGTTCTATCGCTGTCTAGCGAGAGATCGTTTCCTCCGTGCACACCGCTTGTAATCCTTGACCAGCTTGGGAGTCGTCAGAGCTTTTTCCACACTCCATCCGCGAGCAAAACGGGCCAATAGAGTGTGGCTAGCAATGCCTACAATTCTAGCCCACTGACGTAAGGAATGAGACTCTCCTCTCCACCGCAACAGCATGAATTTACCGCCGCGTGGCCCCGGAGGGGTCGTCAAAGATTTACGCGCACTCCAACCCAAGTCCAATCTCTGCGCTACAGTGCTGTCAACCAACCCGAGTTTCTGAACAGCGGGAGTTTCCAGCCACGCCACCATCGGCATTTCTCGCCCATTCAATTTGATTACGCGGTTGTGGCGCGTATTTCGCATCTGCTGTTTACGAGTCACCCAACGACAATTCTCAGGACTGTAGCCACGCCCCCTTAGATTATTATTGCGACGATCTAGAAGCAATCCGCGCTTATATCCGTGGCTCAACGCCCACTTGACGAAGTTGGAAGATATCATCCACTCCCGGCATATCTTGATGCCCCTTCCACCGTAACGGACATAACTGACATGGTTCGGATTGAGGCATCTACCTTTCATCCCGTCCCAAACCCGATAAACGGGCAGGGAACTCATACAATCCTTTCCGTTATTCTTCTTCGTATCCGTCATAATGCCTATGAACTAGGATATCTCGATAGGCTTGTACGATATCTGGGGTGATATGCTTAGAATCCATGCCTTGTCGGTACAGTTGCCCTTCAGCGCTTTGAGGGGCATCGAAAATCGGTGACCACGGCGTATTGGCCTTTTGCACTACAACCGGAACGATGCGCCAAGGCAACTTCATCTTGTATTTGGCCTCTAACTTGGCGATCAAGACTTTTCCCGCATCTTCACTATCCACATCCTCTACCATCCTACCATAATGGTCATAGATAGTAAACCGTAGCGGGGCTTTCGGCATCACTCCGCCTGCCGTGGAGGAGTTCGCGCCCGTGCCCATCGCCATACGGTCAGTGAGTTCGGCGCGCTTGCCGCCTTGGTGAGAGGCGCAGATGCAGATGATATTGGCCATCACCGCATCGTCGTCGTTCTCGATACCCGCCGCCTTGGTCTCGTCCTCGTAGCGCCCGAAGTCGCGCATCTCCTCGATCGTGTGCTTGTTGCGGATAACGATGGTATGGTCCAGCAGCCGTTCGGCCATGCGGTTAATGGCGTCGTCGCGGGTCTGCGCGTTGGTGACCCAGTGAGTGTGCTGGGTAATGGTGTTGGATATTTTGTCCATCCTTTTCCAGCGGTACAGATTCGGGAAGTCGATCACCCACTGTAGATCATTGGCGGTGGTGATGCCGTCGCGGGCATACTCGACCGCCACCTCACAGTCGTTGTACCAGTGAGCAATAGCGGCGACCACACGGGAGAGGTGAGCGGGACTCATGTGCCCGTGCCACTCGCAGACCTGCGTGTCGGGTTCGGCACCGTAACCCAAGCGGTAGACGGCGATATCAGAGAAGTCGTCGTCGTCGCCGGGGCCACCGACATCACAGCCTAGATAGTATTCGTCCATGGAGCCGTCGCGGGGATATTCCCAAACCCAGAAGCGGTTATTCCACGCCGGCTTGTCCATCAACTCGTCGAGTGTAGGTTGGTGCAAGTGGAGTATCGGCGGCGCATCCATAGATACGTATTCGATTTCGCCGACCGCGATGGGGTCGATGCAGTTCTCGCGCTGCTGGCGGTTCAATTCCTTGCGCGGGAAGGCGCAAAATCCCGATGAGATAAACGCCTCTCCGCTCGTACAGGGGTAACTTTCGTAGTGGTCGTCCTCGGCACCGGTTGCCGATACCGCGCTGACGATTTTACGCCGCCGCCACTTGAAGAACCCCAGCGGTATCTGGAATTTTTCCTTTACCGCAACCGCCCTGCGTAACGCCCCCTCCTCTTCGGTCAGCGCCATGGTCTCGCCCGCGCGCAGGGGAACGAAATGTTTCTTCACCTTGTAGGCGGGTATGAATATCGGCGTCCACTCGGACTTGCCCGACTCCGCCGCCTGCCACATATTGTAGAACAGCCCAGTGCGCCCATAGGCGGTGGACTCCATGATGGCGAGGATGTCGCGTGCGTTCATCGAGGGTTCGATATCCGCGGTCCACACCGATGAATCAGGCCACCTTGAAACTTCACTAAAATGGCCAGAGCGCAAGGTGCGACCGATCGCCACGCCGGTAGCCTTCTGCGCATTCGATACGATGAGCGTGGAACCCAGTCCCGGATCAACGATGCGCCGACCCTCATCCGAACGCTGAAAAATAATGTGGAGACCCTGCTGCTTAGACAGGTACTCGGGTTTGAGCCACCATGGCAGCGCGTGGTAGGCGTCCATCATGCGGTTGAACATTTCCAGCGACACGCGGTCGTCCTGCGCCATGGACAGCGAGTAGGCTTGCGGGACGAAGATGGTGTCGTGGAAGATGAGCGCGGCGGTCCACGTGGTGCCGCCGGACTGGCGCGGCTTCAAGATGATGCCTTGGAAGCACCCGTCGCGGTCCCAGCCGGATTGGACGGCTTCGTAGATTATTTCCTGATGCGACCAGAACGGATAGAGGGTCTGGACTACGCCGTTCTCGTTGCGGATGACGTGGTAGTTCTCCATGTAGTAGCGGCGGTCGGTGATGCAGCGCTCGATTTCTAGGTCGATAAAGGCGAGTTCGTCCGAGTGGAGAGAGTCCCACGCGCGGGGAAGGGCTTCAAGTTCGGTCTTGGAAATGTTCTGGGCGGAGATGAACTTATCGTCGAGGGCTTCGATGGCGTCGTTGAGACTAGCGTCCTTTCTACTTACCCGCACATATCACCCGGATATCTCTTCAAACTCCACATCCTCCGCCGCGACCTGCGTAGGCTTGTTCATGCCCAACTGCTCGCGCTTCTCGCGCACGCGGGACTCGAACGACCTGCCCGCACCCGCACCCGGCGCATTGTTGATCCCGATATTGACCTGCGCGCCCGACGCCGGCGCCTTGACGCTCTCGACCATAGTGGCAGTGGCGCGCACCGCATCAATCCGCGTAGCGTGATCGGGTTCGTACACTGCCGCCCGCGTGACTTCGCCGGTCTGCGGGTTGCTGAGTTCGGGCAGCGCTACCCGCCTAGCCCGCTGTCCCTCGACCAGAGTTTTACCGATCGGGGCGACCGCGATAATGACCTGCTCATGGATGGCGGTCTCGACCATCTCGCGGGAATTGCTGGCCATCCAGCGCTCGACCTGCATGACGCCGGCCTCGACCATGGCCAACTCCGCGTTCATCAGCGCGGCGATATCTTCGGGTGACCGCCCGGCGCGCTTGAGAGCCCAGCAATGGCGGTCGAACGGCGTAACCGCGACCTTACCGTTACTCACCGCCCTCGCCTTCGCCAGCGAGTTCTGCGCGGTCCTGAGCGGCTGTACGACCATAGCCGATGTGCCGTTCGCCGGTTTCGGGAGCAAAGGCTTCGGGGGCGAGATTGGTTTCCCGCGTGGCCTGGAGCGCGTCTTCCGATAGGAGGGCGCGGGCGAGCTCACCGATAGCGATTGCAGCGGTTTCAATCCTGCGTGCGGCGTTGATCGCTTCGAGGGATGCGGTTTGGAGTTTTTCACCGTTGATTTTGCCAACCGAAGCCTCCATGGCGATCCGGTGCGACTCAAGCGTAGTACCAATTTCATTGCGTAGCAAGGACAAGTCGTGGATGGTGGCTTGGTTGGCGGCGACGGCAGAGTCCAGGAGTTTGCGCAGACGGTAACCATCGTAGGCCAGATATCCGGCCATGGCGATCAGGCAGACGATGAACGCACCCAACAATAGTGAAAGCGCGACAATTCCCAAAGTGTTCATATTTATCCGCCTTGACCACGATCAATCAATAGCTGCTTTATGTACTCGAAAAAGATCACCGCCGAGTCCGGGTCCGGAAATTGGACTATCACCCGGTGAATGTCATCCGGCGCGTAGAAGTCGGTGCCCGCCGGGAACAAATTGGCGGGTGCGGGAGTCGATTCGGTCACAGGAATAGCGTATCCTTGTTCGCTCGCACCTGACCTCCATCTGTCACGATCAGCCTCGCCGTGCGCAAATCCGACAGGTAGGTAGTGAACGTCCCCGACTTGGACATCCCCGACTTATCGACCAGTTCCTCGCGCGACATAGGCTCTCCTCCCGCCGCTACCAGCACATCCAGCATACGGCATGCGCCCTCGCGCAACTTAGGTTTCCACACCGCCAGCACCCCATCGGTAGTGCTCGGCGCGTCGGGCACATTACCACCAAAATACTCGACTCCGGCATCGGTCGCGTACACCAGTCCGTCACCGCGCTGCTCCATGTATCCACCCATACGCAGGTCGGACAGATAGGTGGTGAAGGTGCCGGACTTTTTCATGCCGGCATGGGAGCGCATCTGGCCCAACATCATGCCGTTAGGTTGCCACTGGACCAGCGCCGCCAGCATACGCTCGGCACCTGCGCGGAGTTTAGTGCTGGTGCCATTGTCCTGCTCAGGCTTTGACTGTACCCGCTCGGCCGTGCGCTGGATATTCGACAGACGCGGACCCGACTCGCGGCGTTCGCGCGGACTCGGCACCATCGCGGGTTCAGACTTGATCTCGGGCACTATCGCTGTGATGCGCGGCACGACAATAGCGCTCAAGATACCTGCGGCTTTCTTCATCGCGTCATGGCATTGCCGCAGTACCCTATCCGCTGCCCGCAGCCTGTCGTTGGCCTCGCGCGATGCCTGATGTATGGCACGCTCTACCGCGCGCTGATCGACGGCCTTGATCTCGACCGTGCGCGTCTCCGGCGGACGGGACTTGAGTTGTGACTTCAACTCTCGGATTTCGCGCCGCATCTCCGACTCGGTACGCGCCTTGTCCTCCGCTTCCTTGGGCAGATCCGCCAGCTTCGGTAGCAGCGCCTTGATCTGGTGGGGCGGCGGCGGAGGCTCGAACTTCTGCGCGCCGCTGCCGATCTCCGGGTGCGTGGTCTCCACTCCGCCCACTCGGATAAGCACCCGGTCGGTAGTGATCGCCCGCCCAATGGCGTAGAAGTTACCCGGCTCCAATACCCGTAGACCCTTTTTGAACTCGTGCTTCTCGTCCTTGCTGACGCTCAACAACTCGACCGCGCGGTCGATGTCCACATCCTCAAAGGTCAGCCCGACCATGCGGTTCAATAGCTCTGCGCTGGCGTCCTTATCGAGCTTAGCCAGCCGCTGCGTCGCCCATACCGCGCAGAACGCACGCTTCCGCCCGGTCGTGGCCAAGGAGATCATCGCCTCCTTGCAGCGCATGATATCGGCGCGCTCCTGCGAACTCCCCGCCCGCGGCATTTCCTGGGGGCAGTTGCCAGTCACAAACACCTTACCGTTGCGTCGAGCAACAAAAGCCCCCGTAGGCACCGTGATATCCCACACCTTTCCACTGTAATTCTCATTGAACGGGTGGCGAATATAGTGGTGTCTACGGCGGGATATATAGATCACCCACTGACCGTTCTGGGGTACACGCTTCTTAGTTCCACTCACTCCTAAGCGAACACAGAGTTCTTGGAAATCATCTGCCAGCTTCTCGTTCAATCCGGCGTAGAAGGTAATCCATCCGTTTTTATTGGCAGTTCCATCACCTTCCAACATTCCATCAAATAGAGACTGTAACTGCTCACGGGAACCGTGTTGAAGGAGATATCTAGGTATGCGGTGAATACTTTCCGAATCCAAACTCTGCCGCACACGCCGAGACAGTTCGCTTCCGAAATACCAACGAATGGCCGGATTTTTCCCTTTACGGTTTCTATCCGAACGGGTTCTGCCTCCGAATTGAGTGAGTAACTCATCCAAGACGGTAGTCATACGACGCCCACGCTTCGTCGTCGCACATGCCTGTTCGATGGCGATGTACTGATAGCGTCGATCACAAACGAAACCGTCCGTTATCACCCAACCGATCAATCGGCAGAAAGCCGCCGATAAGGTACAGACGCTACCGTGGCTATACGGCCCTTCACCGAGAGGAATGAATACGTGATTGGGAACAGCATCGGCTCGACAAAAAACGGGGGGGTACACTTTGTACCGCCCTTGCGCCCGTTGGGTTCTCTGTAACACAACGCGATGCTCGGGGGTGGATAGGCAATCTATGCCATCACTTTTTAACCGCACCATCTGGCCCGTATACTTCCGAACGATTAAGCGCTCAACCTTACCCCACCGATATTGTCCACTCGCCATATCGTAGCAAAGAGCTTGGTCGCTGTACTTGTCGATTTCTCGATACCGTTTCCATCCAGCGAACGTGAGAAGTTCAGTGTCCTCCGAAAGACAGAACTTGTGTGACTCGTCCACGATCACCAGCACCGGATGCCACAGGGTCTTGGGAGCGTCAACGAGCGATTCCAGAAACGCGGCCACCCAAGCGCGGCGCTGACTGGGGGATTTGCGAAACGCCTCGTAGATATCGCACACAGCCGAAGCGCGGATTTCCAGCAGCCGTTGCGCCAGAAGCCCGGCCGACCGCGTATCCGCCGGGGTCTCGCCGCCCTGACCGACGAGCACAAATCCGAATTTCTCGCGCAGACTGGCGAACTCCCCTTCCGGGTCGATAACGATGATCTGGACCTTACCGAATGCTTGTTCGCATAGCCGACGGATAGCCCAGGATTTGCCGCCACCCGAGTTGGACTGGACCAGCAGCCGCGTGCGTAGGAGCACGTCAAGGTCGATGGAGACGTTGCGCACGCCGCATTTGCCGATAACGATCTTACTCATCTTCGGCTTCCTCTTTGATCTGCTTCAACTTCTGCACGGTATAGGGTTCCTCTTGACAGGTACTGACACCAGCCAACGTCACAATATCCTTCACCACAGCCACCGGGATGGTGGCGACGTTGATTGCGGTACGCACGATTTTTCCGAACAGACTCATACCCGTCACCACCGTCCCCGCTTCATCAGCCGCCTGACCTTGCGCTCGATCATCGAACGCTTGAGACTGGATATCCGATGCACGATCAATTCACCCGCAAGGTGATCGCACTCGTGCATGATCACCCGTGCCAGCAACCCGTCCGCCGTGCGCTGCTGCCACGCTCCGTTCAAGTCCTGATACCGCACGGTCACCGATGCCGGTCTTGTCACCAGAGCGCGGAACCCCGGCAGACTCAGACAACCTTCCTGCCCAGACTGCTTACCCTCAACCGCAATGATCGTCGGGTTGATGAGCGCCAGTTTCCCGCCCCCGCTCTTGCCCGCGCCCGTGTCGATAACCGCCAGCCGGATGCCCATGCCGATCTGCGGCGCCGCCAACCCGACGCCATTGACGGAGTACAACGTCGCGTACATATCGTCTATCATCGCCGCCAGCCGACCGTTGAACTCGGTGACATCAGCCGCAGCGGTAGTGAGCACCGCATCCCGTTGCCAGCGCAGGATCGGGTAAATCATCGGATACCGTAAACTCACAGCACGCCTCCGCCCAATCCCATGTCATTCACCACTGCCACGCCCGCCGTCTTGCCGTTCAACGACTTGTGCGCCACCCGCTCCCGACGCAACTTCCCGGCCATCTCCACGTCCGGCGCCGACAACTGCTCCACCGTAATCCGATAGGTGGACTTGCAGCGCGGGCATGTAATGGGCGGCGTCGGCGTGGTCGCCGCAAGCAGCCGCAAGGTGTCTCGCATGATGACCATCGGCACCGAGCATTCGTAGCAGGTGAAAGTCACGACGCTCGCTCCCGTGATGTCATCTTCCGCTCCAGAGCGGCGCACTGTCCGCACCGCTCGTCCAACCGCTTGTCATGTATATACACGGCGCTGTTGTACTCAGTCGGGTCGATCAACTGCGGCACCTTCAGCCAGCGATAGCGAGGCCACCAAGGGGGGTCTTTGCGATCCTCCGGCGAGCGAGACGGTTTTTCATCAAGTATGCGGTTCTCGGCAAATATAGACATGGTTTACCCTCTCTCTCGCGTCCGCTCCATCACCCGCTCGCCTTGCCGTTTTCTGGTCTCACCATCGCAGAACCCGGCGATATCTCGCAGGTACCGGGCATCGAGCGCCAGCCTGAGCGCATCGTTGGGCTTGAACAGATACCCACGCCCATGCCTGCACCATTCCACGCGCCCCAGCCGGATACGCAGAGCGCCCAGGCCACGACCGGTAACCGATATCACATCCCATACGCGAGTGCGTCGGGAGCGGGCGGTGATGACCTGCTGGAATTCCAGCCAACTTACCGATGATTTCGCCATCATCGCACCTTGGCCATCGACACCGACTGCTTCGCGCCCGGCTCGATGTCGTCGAACAGCAGCGGTATCTTGGACTGAAATTCCCGCAACAGTGGTATTGTCACTTGCTTCATCTGGGGATGCGCTTCCTGCGTCGTGCGCATAATGAAAAAGTGACGCCAGTTGCGCAGGTTCCCGGTCGTGGCGATGCGGCTGGCCAGCGCGTTAGGAAACACCGACCTTGCAATCTGCGGCGGCTTGCCGGCTTTCAGCAATTCTTTGTAGACCCGTTCGCACTCGGAAATCCCCGCCAGCCACTGTCCCATAGCCAAGTGGTCAGCGTCGCCCAGCGGCCACGGTGTACCCTGCTCATCCAGCTTGTAAGGAAATGGGCAAACGAAGCTGGGCGGCATCTTCTTCTCGTAGTTGACGAAGCGCGTGGACTCTTGAGTGAAACTGAACAGCCTATTCCGCACCCACTCGTGCGTGATGCCACGGTCCACAATGGCATCTACCGTCACCGTGGCGTGCTCGACCACCGACCAATCCCCTTTGTCGAGAACCACGAAGTTGATGATGCGCTTCCATGAATCGGGTGTCACAGCGTCCTCGGAGCGGTGCGACTTGCGGGCTTCGTACTCGATGTGGCGCAGGAGCCGCAGCCCCATGGCGTGAGTGAATTCGTCGCTGGAGTTGTCGCCCAACGGCCCGGCTTCCAGTCGTGCGTAAGGTTCAATGATACGCATTACGATTTATCTCCTCTACCCGTCTACCCGTATACCCGTGCCGTTCCCGTAGGACACAAGCCGGAAGCCGCTTCCCACGGCGACCCCACTCACCTGACCGCGGCGCCAAGCCTGGGCGGCGATCAGTTGGCTTATGCCCTGCGCGAACGGCATCATCTAACTGTCTACCCGCCCGCCTACCCGCCTACCCGCCTAACCACCGCTGCTTAGCCCGCGCGGCGGTTTGGACTTCCGCCGATCCCGCTTGGCCTGCGCGGTGAAGTTCATCTCGCCGCGATACCACTCGCCCCTGGGTGTCAGAGAACCGCTCATGCGCTCGTAAGCGGGCAGCAACCGATCGAGCGGGACGTGCGGCAGCTTATCGGCCTCGGCACGGTGCATGGAAGGGAACATTACGACTTCTCCCCGCGCGATCCGGTAATACCACGCTGGTGCTGATATCTCCCCGCATATTTGGTGGTAGGCCCAGTCAGCCTGGCAAATATCAGATGCGCGAACGGCTCACCCAGCGGGATTTTCATCTCCGCGAACGCAGCGATCTCCAGCGTCAGGTTGCCCTCAGACCCGGCATCCACCACCGTCGGCGGCAGGATCAGCCCCGAGCGTGCCCACGTGGACCGCAACTCGACGAAGGCCATCAGGTCGTCGGGCATACTGATGATCTCGCGCGTGCACGCCAAGTAAAACTCGCCCTTCGCGAACCGCACGGCATACATCCCCGTGTCTCCTTGCTTAACCTGATCCAATATCAGGTCTATGCCGTTCTGCTGGAACTGCGCGGACATGACCGGGGCGATGGATAGCTTGCCCTGCTCGATATACCACTGGATATCGCGACCTGTCAGTATCATCGCCGATCACCTAACGCCCGCCGCCCGCCGCCCGTAGCCGCTTCTTGCGCCACATGCGCTTCATAGCCAGCGACATTGCGCGCTTCTGTGCGGGCGTCAGATGGCGGCAAACGCTACGTCCGCGCCGTTTGACAGTCACGGCTTTTGCCGCTTCGCGCAGCGCCCCTTGGCCTCCATGATCGACAATCCGGCGTGGTCGTCCTCGAACACCTTGGCCGCCTGATAAATATGCTCAATGGCGAGGTGACCGCGACCCGCAATGCGCGCAACAAAGGCGCTGAACCGGCGGTCGCCGACGGTCGAGCATTCGAAGTAGGGAGGTTCGCCGTGCCGGATCATCGCGTCACCGCCAGTTCCGCCGCTTGCACCGCGGGCATTCCTTGGGCACATGCGGCGCGGGCTGGCGCGACTGCCACCGATACATGCACCCGCGGCACATCCACGACCCGGTACCTGCTGCCCTGCCCGCGACCGCCGCGGATTTCGTCCGTCGCTTGGTTGCCGTGCTCATAGTCCGAGTATTCATATACCCCGCCGCTCATGGCTGTCAACGGAAAAATAAAAATAAAATTCGGCGCGGATTTTTAGGTTGACAACCGGACGTACTCATAGACGAGTAGGTGGGAAAAATTTTTCACCGTCCATGAAGATTCACGCGAATTCTCGTGGCGTAGTGGTTGTA